TGTCTTTTACGCTTTGATTCTGCTTGTCTGCCATCTGCAACTCAACAATTTTTGCTTTGTTCTTAATGTCAGACTCTTTAAGCATTAACTCAGCAATCTTGACCCGTTTATCAAACTCTTTAGAAGACAAATCATCCTGATTAGGAAGATTCTTTGTCAGGCTTGCAGTCATCTTGGCTTGCACTTCTTGAGGCATTAACTGCGCTTCAACAGACAATTTCTGTGCTTCAGCCCTGTTTTGTTCTGCCTGAGTAGTATTTACAGCAATTTGAGCCTGTGCCGCTTGCATAGCCAACTGTTGTTGTGCCTGTTGCATCTGTTGAGCTTGTGGATCAGGCTGCATCATCTGATCCAATGCCGCCATCATCTCAAATCTGTTACTCAAGCTAGAGTTAGCCACGATTCCCTTGAGAATAATCGGTAAAACAGGGGTTTGTGGGCCAAGAGTCTGCAACAAACTGATGAATTGCTGTTGCTCATACTCCCGTGCAATGATGCCAAGGGTTGCAGTAGGGATGAAGTTCATGTCAACAGAGGGATAACGCTCTGGATCGAACTGCATAAACCTGAAAGCAGCCTTCTTGATGAATGGAATCAAGAAATCTTCTTGGAAATTGACCAATGTACGCTTGTATTTCTTGATGATGGAGGCAACCGCCATCGACATACCGCCACCATCACGACTAGATTGAGAAATCATGCCGTTAGAGTCTAGAGTTCCTGTCGCTTGTAGCAACATTCGCTCAAAGTCTTTGGCAGTTGCAAGGTTGTTTGGATCGGTCTGTCCAAACTTGAATGGAAAGAGAATCTCGCTAGGAGAACCATTGACCAGAATAGCTTTTCCGGGCTTTACCTCAAACTTCATGCCACGGGGCAAGCGAGTTGCATCCATCGCCATCATGGGGGAGGTACTCAGTGCCAGTGAATCCAAGTGGCTGCGGGTCTGAGCATCAATGGCCTTTTGCATATTGAATGCTTTTTCCACCGTACCACGACCAAGCAAGCGATTTGGCACAGTATCGTCTTGGTAAGACAGAACTGGCCTGTCTTTCATCATGTATGGATTTTCTTCAGCTTTTAAGAGCATTCCATCATTGGCAATCACGACAATGGCTTCAACCATGTCGGTATAGTCTTCTGCCGCTGAATTTTCAGGGAACAATTCAACAATATCCTTGTTCTCTTTCATGTTCTCAAGAAACTCACGGGGAACTAACCCGTAGTAGGTCAACAAAAGAACCTTCTCATCCTGATACTGGCTTACTTCTTGGGTAGGCTCAAGGTCAGTGTCTTCACTGGCAGTACCAATGTCCACCTTACGGTAGATTCCACGCTCAATACCCTGCACAACCTTATGAATTGAAACGTATTTTTCAATAGCCACGCCCATACAATCATCAATGCTTGTGCCGTTAGGGTCAAACAAGAAGTTCTTGGGGTTGACAGGCATGATCTTGACAGAAATTCTGTCTCGCTCCATCACGCCAATAGCTGCCTGACCCTGCTGATTAGGAATAGGGCGAGTCGAGGGAACATACTCAGTTTCAGTCTTGACAACAATCTCGCCAATGCCTGTCCCATAGATTTCAGCCATCAATTCGATCTGGTCGATAGCTTTTCTAATTTTGTCCTTCTTGAAATCCTCAGTGAGTTGAGCCTTAATTATCTCAATATCAATAGGATTGCCGTTTACATCTTGGATATTGTCTTCAATGTCAAAGAAGTCACCTTGTCCAAAGATGGCTTCCATGATCTCAGCGTGACGAGTCTCAACTGCTTGCTGAGTCGCAGGGGTCACAATGCGACTACGCTCTGATTCCCTTGTTTTGTCTTCAGATGCCCATTGACCACGAAAGATACGCTCGTACTCTAGGTAGGAGGGCAGGAAGTTAGTGTCTCTGTAGTCACGCCACTTATCGCAGTGGCTAGTGATGAAATCGGTGAGTTCTTTATCAGCCTCAGTAGGCTCATAAAATTCGTTTTGCTCAAGTTTGACTTCTTTGTCTTTTGCCATAATTTATCCAATTGAACTTTCTAACAGTGGATTCCTAAAGGGGTCAGCATAGTCAAGACCGCCAGATGCAAGCATCTCAGGTGTTTGCTCCGCAGCCGCCAATGGTTGACCCTTTTTAACGCCCTCCTTCATTTTAGGCGTAATGTCAATGTAGCGTACTGGTTCTTGTTTTCTGCCAACGCTTTGCTTAATATCATTCCACAACTTTAATTTATCTTCTTCGCTTAATGCTCTCCATTGTGCATCTGATATTCCTCTTTGCTTGATTTGTTCTGCCATATTCCAAGCATTATCTTCAGTGATTATATTTGTCTCACCAACACTAGCATCCCACTTCTTGCCATATTTTTCTAGGAACTTGGGGTAAATCTCATCATAGTATTTCTTCATCCCCTCGCCGCCAATATTAAGACCTTCGCCTTTTATTGTTTGCGAATTGCTTTCCATAATTTTCTTTGCAATGTCCTTACCAACAACTTCAGATAGTTTTTTACCTTGAAGATTGTTTATCTCAAGCATATTGACATTGTCAATAATTCCCTCGTTATTCACTCCTAATTTATACGACCCGCCTGATTTCAAATCTAAAGCAACTTGTCTTGATTTTTCTCCAGTACGAGCATCAAATCTACCAATTACATTTATTTCATCAACTTCATTGCTTAATTTATATCTATCTGCCTGTTGTTTACCAGTAGTCAGTCCAACTCTCTCATACCCATTGTCGGCGGCATACTTCATAACCCGCTTTAAGGCGAGTTGATACCAAGTATCTTTGAAAGGTGCGTCTGGTACAGCATCTTTTGTTTTTGCATATGCTGACTGTAATTGTTCATATCTTGCAATTTCTTCTGGCTTAATGCCCTTCATAGTTGCATACATAGCAATATTTTGCGCTGGATTTACATCGTATTTATCTGCTAACTCATTTGAATAATTAGCAAATTCTTGCTTTGCTTTTTCAACATCCTTAGTTGCATATCCTCTTTCCCGCCCAGCCTGATGCCAATCGGACTGCAACTCCTCAACCAGTAGCATCTTCTTGCCATCGGCATCAACACGATCATTAACACGCATATGGGCTAGGATGTTTGGTTCTCTAAAGTGTGTTGTCACATAATCTTTTGGAGTTGTATCTTCAATTCTTCTTGCTTCAGCAACCACCGCATCTTTTTCAGATTCTGACAAAAACCTCATTTCCTTACCAAATAATTTTGTAGCAATGTCATTGGTTGTTGGACTTTCTTTGGGCAACTTCAACAAAATTTCACGATAGTTCTCACCGCCAGCTAATTGGTATTTTTGATATTGTGTTGGTATAGTTTCAGGCACAACATAAGCCGAATTAGCTTCAGCGTCCCTTGCTCTAACTAATTCATCTAATTTTCGTACATACTCTCTTGAATCTAATGGAATTTTGTTTACCCTTTCCATTTCTGCTTTTGCTTCGTAATATCTATTCCAATCATCTGTTGTGGGTATAGGTTGAGGATTACCCTCTCTGTTCAATGCAGCAATAGCTTCAGTTTCATTTTTACTTGCCAAATTTCTAGCATTGATTATGTTTGTTTCATATTGATCTATCTCTTTATACAAAGCCTGTATTTCTGGCTCATACTTGTCAAATATTGCTTTACGATTGGCAATCCCTATCGGGTCTTCAGCAAGTGGCGCACCCATTGTCACCTCTTGCAAATCAATCTTGTTGCTTGCAATAAAGTCTTGCACTTCTTGCTTGGTGACATTTGGTTTGTCTTTGAGGAAATCATCCAGACCAATCCAAGACAGTTCATCTTTCTTAACATCAGGTGCTTTCATCAGGTCATTAAGGAATGACTGACCAGTACCTTTATTCCTTGGTAAATTCAATGCCGCTTGTTCAGCCGCTGAGTAGAAACCTAACTTAGACACTGGTGCTTGAGGCTTTGGCATCAAAGCACTAGGCTCAACCGCAAACAATGATGACCTTGGTTCAGCCAACATACTAGGCAGATTGGGTCTTCCCATCGTCACGTTTTCAGCTATGCGCTGACCCACCATCCTTGCGCCAGCACGACCAGCCCTAGCACCAAGATTCACAGCCTCGCCTACAAATGGAGCAACCGCCATCCCCGCAAAGACTGCTTCTTCCCTTGGCTTTAACGTCATGCCCGACCCTGTGGTCAGAGGTTGACCATAGGAGATGCGTTCAGCAGTCTTCTGGACATCGCCGACACCCATCATATTAAGTACAGGATTCCTGTTCATATACAGCAAATCCAATG